GAGTCAATGGTTTGTTTGAGTATGGTGGCATGGATATCAAAGAAGCACACGCATTAGCAGATATTCTTTGTCATGTTAATGAGGTGTTTCAGATTGAGGATGAGTAATGAATTATATTTATGAACGCATGATAGCAGATGGAGAGACAGCTATCTTTGATAAAGATGATCTTAGAAAATTTGAATCCTATGTAGCTGAACATTACAAAGAATTCTATGAGGGTAAAGCTGCTTATGAAGTACAGAAGGATGGTAAAAAATTCTTAGTTACTTTATTTGAAAACCCTGTGATAAGTATGGAAGAAATATTGCTTGACATTCAAGACTAATTCTGTTATACTTGGTATCACAATGAGTAACCAAACATATCAAGCCCTCTATCTCCAATTGAACAGATGGTTTGGTGCAGTTAATACTGTGGCTTCTAGGGTAGCTACTCACAACCCTTCCAACTTCACAACAAAGCTATAAAAGGAGGAAACGCATATGGCTATATTAGAAGGAACTGCGTACTGGGCAAGTATAACTACACCCAATACGACATTCGAACCTGTCTACACTGTCAACCTAGTGGTTGATGATGAGACTGCAAATGACTTTGCATCTCGTGGACATAAAATAAAACAGATGGATGAAGGTCCGGCTGTTATAATCAAACGAAAAGTAAATGGTCCTAACGGAATGGTTAGACCTGCACCTCGTTTGTTAGACTCAAACAAGCAGGAAGTCGCAACTGCTGTTGGTAATGGATCAAAGATAAAGGTTCAGTACAATGAGTACAGTGGCGAAGGTAAGTTTGGTCCTTATACAGGATTAGATTTACAGGCAGTAATGATTACTGATCTTGTGCCTTACAAGAACGGTGATGGTGATGAGTTCTTATCCGATGGAGAGGAATTCTAATGATCATTACTATCAACAATGATGACGGGACTACCAACTTTGATGTCAATAATATTAGTGACGGTGCTGTAAAGCAAGAAGCTACTGTTATAGTACAAAAGGTTGGTAACCTACAGGTTGTCATTGAAGCCTTAGACTTTGCAAGTCGAACTCACAGAGCTAACTTGGAAGAGTTACTCAAGGGTAGAGACGAAGCTATAGTCGAACCAGCCGAAGATACTGACGAAGAATCTTCAAAATAAATAACTCGGCTAGGTGTAAAAGCCTAGCCACTTTTCTACAGGAGATAGAATGCAAGAACAAAGTAAATTTGTACGACATAAGTTACCATGCCCGTCATGTGGTGGGTCTGACCCTGTGTCTATGAACGAGGATAAGTCTGCTCATTGCTTTAGCTGTGAGACACACTTCCCTAATTATATTGATGCTTGTGATGGTAAAATTATGGACACAAATCCTAAACCAAAAGTTAGTAATACCTTTTTAAACACATACAGTGGTAGTTTTGGTCCTCTTACAGACAGATGTATATCTGAAGAGACAGCTAAAAAGTATGGAGTAAGAAGGGTTGTTAGCTCAGATAATAAAGTTGCTCAACATATCTACCCCTTTTTTAATGGGAACGAAGTTGTTGGAACTAAGACTAGATACGTAGACAATAAGAACTTTGCATTTGCAGGTACTTACGAAGGCACTGGTTTATTTGGTGAACAATTGTTCCGAAATACTGGTGGTAAATACTTAACAATTGTCGAGGGTGAATGTGATGCTATGGCTGCTTATGAATTGATGCAGTCTAAGTGGGCATGTGTCTCGTTAAAGCGTGGTGCATCGGGTGCTGTTAAAGATATCCGAGAGAGCATTGAGTTTGTTGAATCATTTGAGAATGTAGTATTATGTTTTGATAATGATAAGGCAGGTATAGAAGCAGCTAGAAAGGTTGCTCGTATACTAAAGCCCGGCAAAGCTAAGATAGTTACACTACCTACAGGATGTAAAGATGCTAATGATATGCTTCGACAGAAGAAGTTCCAAGCATTTATGTCTGCATGGTGGGAAGCTAGAACATACACACCATCAGGCATCATGGATTTATCTGCTCAGAAATCTGAGTGGTTACATCGAGAGACTAAGGAGAGCATTGCTTATCCTTGGGAAGGTCTCAACAAGAAACTTTATGGTATGCGTAAAGGTGAACTAATAACTTTAACAGGTGGTACAGGACTAGGTAAGTCTAGTGTAACCCGTGAGTTAGAACACTGGCTTATTAAAAATACTGAAGATAATGTAGGTATTGTAGCCCTTGAAGAGAACTGGTTACGAACTGCTGATGGTATCATATCCATTGAAGCTAACGATAGAGTGTATCTTAACGAGAGACGAGAGCAATACACCGAAGAACAATTAACCAATCTCTTTGATAAAGTAATACCTAAAGGTCGTGTGTTTATTCATGCCCATCTAGGTGCTACTGACATTGATGAGATATTTTCTAAGCTAAGATATATTATTGTAGGCTGTGAATGTAAGTGGGTGATCGTAGATCATTTACACATGTTAGTTAATGTGTTAGCTGAAGGTGATGAGAGAAGAGGTATTGATTCATTGATGAATAAATTACGTAGTCTTGTTGAAGAAACAGGAGTAGGTATGATACTTGTATCCCACTTACGTAGAGCAGCAGGTGATAAAGGACACGAGCAGGGTATTGAAGTATCACTGTCTCACCTTAAAGGTTCACAAGGAATAGCACAGTTATCTGATTGTGTGATTGCATTAGAACGTAATCAACAGGCAGAGAATGAAGATGAAGCTAACACTACGAAAGTACGTGTACTTAAATCAAGATACACGGGTGATACTGGACTAGCTTGTAGCTTAAGATATAACAATGAAACAGGTAGACTCTTTGAAGTTACTGAGGAGGAGACATTTGACAACACAGAATTCTAAAATTATATTTGATATAGAATGTGATGGACTTAAACCAACTAAACTACATTGTATTGTAGCAAAAGAAGTAGACGGTCCTTTATATAAATTTCCACCTCATAAACTTGAAGAGGGAATTGAGTTTCTTAAACAGGCTGATACTTTAATTGGTCATAACATATTACGATTTGATTTAGATGTAATAAAAAAATTAACAGGTGTAGATTTGTACCATAAAAACATTGAAGATACTCTTGTTATGTCTAGATTATATCAACCCATTCGTGAGAACGGACATAGTTTAAAGGTATGGGGTTATCGTGTAAACTTCGCAAAGCAAGAACAACCTATAGACTTTGATGAGTATACACCACAGATGTTAGAGTATTGTGCTAATGATGTTAAACTAAATGAGTTAGTTTACTTTGTATTACTTAGAGAACAAACAGGGTTCAGTCAAGAATCAATTGATCTTGAACATAGGGTTGCATCTATTATATCTGATCAAGAGAACAACGGATTTAAGTTTGATGAAAGACAAGCCACTACATTACTTGCTGATCTTAAAGCTAAGATGTATGAAGTAACAAGTGAAGTTCATGCTACATTCAAACCAAAACTAACTGATGTTAAATTAGTTACACCTAAAATTAAAAAGGATGGTGAGTTATCTAAATCAGGTTTGACTGTAGAAGAATATGAAAGGTTAATTAAAAGTGGTAGTCGTAAAGCATTCATGAGACAAGAACTTAAACCTTTTAATCTTGGTAGTCGTAAACAGATTGGTGAATATCTAATAGACTTTGGTTGGAAACCAAATAGATTTACACCTACTGGTCAGCCGATTGTAGATGAGGGTACTCTTAAAAAGATTACACACATACATGAAGCTAAACTTATTGCAGACTTCTTGTTGTATCAAAAGCGTATTGCTCAAATACAATCTTGGTTAGATGCAGTTGAAGAAGATGGGAGAGTACATGGTTCAGTGATACCTAACGGAACTATTACTGGTCGTATGTCTCATAACCATCCAAACGTAGCTCAAGTACCGGCAGTATATAGTCCTTATGGTAAAGAATGTAGAGCTTGTTGGACTGTAGACGAAGGAAATGTTTTACTTGGGGTGGATGCTTCAGGATTAGAACTAAGAATGTTAGCACATTACATGAACGATAAGGAGTATATAAATGAAGTTGTCAACG